TTATTATATGAAGATGAATTGTTAAGAGCAGAAGATGAAGACGGTTCTTCTAACTCTACATACATTTCACCTAAAATATATTATCCGGGTATTGGTTAATGACAACTTTTGCGCAAGGTAAATATGCATTAGCAATATCTGATAGATCAGGCATGGCTTTTCCATATAATGAAATGGTTAGAGAATGGAATGGTGCTTTAGTTCACATATCAGAATACGAACCCAAACAACCACAATTAGATCCTAAACCAACAAGTGCAGATCCACAAGCTTTACAAAGAGCAAGACCTGCAAGAACTGAATTTCCTACAGAAGATTTCTTACCAGAAAATCCTTTTGTAACAGCTTCAAACACAACTTTAAAAATTAATTTTCCAAATGGTGGTCTTTTAGTAGATGATCAGGTTAGGTTTCGTAACGTTAAATCATCAGTAGGTGGTGTAGCAGTTGCAACATTGCAATTGTCAACAACTTTAAACGGAGCTATTACAGATACAGCTACTACAATTGATCTAACAGATGGCTCAGAGTTTCCAACATCTGGTTTTATAGTTATTGAAAAAGTAAATAGTGAAACTGGAATTTTCGAAAACGAAGTTATTGAGTACACGGGTAGAACTTCAAATCAACTAACGGGTTGTGTAAGAGGGACAAGTGCACCATACAGAGGCGTGTCTCCTGAGTCGACAACAGCAAGATCTCATTCTAATTTAGCAAAAGTTTTTGGGTCTTATAAAGTGGCATCTTTAAATACTACTTCAGTTGAAGGAACAGGCCAGCCACAATTTTCAACTCAATTTGATGGAATAAATGTTACATTAGTTAGTGCTGCTAGCAGCACAGAAACAGGAGGCGGTTTTCAGTGTACAATTGGACCCGTTAATGATAGAGGTTAATTATGTCTGGAATAAGTTATAACGATTTAGTTACAAATATTAGAAACTACACAGAAGTAGATGACACTGTACTAACAACTGCTGTCCTAGAAAATATAATTTTAAATGCACAACAAAAAATTTTTTTAGATGTCCCTATGGACTCTGATAGATTTGCATCACAAGGTACGTTTGTTGCAGATGATAATACTATCAATGTTCCTGCAGGAGCATTTTTTGTAAGAGGTATAGAAGTATTTGAGTCTACAGCTAATACAAATGGAGTTGGTCAATGGTTAGAGAAAAAAGATCAAACATATATCTCAGAGTATATAGGAAAATTAACTGGATCAGAAGGAGATAGAACAGCACAAGACGTGACTGGTTTACCAAGATATTACTCAATGTTTGGTGGAGCAACTGGATTAGGTACAACCACATCTGGAGGTATTTATGTAGCTCCTACACCTGACGCCAATTACTTATTCAATATATATTATAACAAAATGCCGGCTACTTTAGAGTCCAGCAATCAGACTAATTATGTCAGTCAGTATTTCCCACAAGGGCTTTTATATGCTTGTCTTGTAGAAGCATATGGATTTTTAAAAGGTCCAATGGATATGTTGACATTATATGAAAATAAATATAAACAAGAGGTACAGAAGTTTGCAGGAGTGCAACTCGGTAGACGAAGAAGAGATGATTATACTGACGGTACTGTTAGAATTAAAGTCCCTTCCCCGTCGCCTTAATAAGGAGATTAATTATGGCAATAACATCAGCAATATGTTCAAGCTTTAAGCAAGAACTATTACAAGGTAAACACAGTTTAGATACTTCTGGAAACGGAGGTGATAGTTTCAAACTTGCAATGTACACTAGTTCTGCATCTTTGGGAGCTGCTACAACTGCTTATTCAACATCACAAGAAATTTCAGGAAGTGGATACAGTGCTGGTGGAGCAGCGTTGACTAACACTGGAGTAGGCTTAACTAGTACGACTGCATTTACAGATTTTTCTGATATCAGTTTTACAAGTGCTTCATTCACAGCTAACGGTTGTTTAATTTACAACACAACTACGGCTGGCGGATCTGGTACTACAAATGCGGTTTGTGTAATAGCGTTTGGCGGAGATAAAACAGTTTCTTCAGGAACTTTTACTATTCAGTTTCCAACTAACGATTCTAGCTCAGCGATAATTAGATTAACATAAGGAGGAAGTCCTTATGGCTGACCAAACTTATACGGTAACGGTCGCATCCGGTACATTATATATTTCCGGAGGAACAGGAAATGTTTTTTATCTTGATGGCGTTCGTAACATGGATGTTAAGTGGGTCAAAGGCGGGACAGTTCGTGTGGGTCAAAGCGAGGCTTCAAACAATATGCACCCTGTGCTGTTTACAAGGAGCACAAGTGATCCTGGTAATAATATTATTACATCTGGGGTTACATATTATTTAGATGGGGCCAGCAATCAATCTGATTACACCAACTTATCTAATTTTAATTCTGCTACTGTTAGGTATATAGAAATTGCTCCTGCTACAGAAATAGATTTTCATTATTATTGTTATATTCATGGCATCGGAATGGGTGGTGCAATGGATATCACACAGAACACGTATGGTGCAGGCAGTTGGAGCACTAACAATTGGGGTGCACAAAATAGTACAACAGAAGTTTTAAGTGGTATAAGCATGTCATCTACACTAGGTGACTTAGCTGCTTATCCTGAAAACGGTTGGGGTCACAGTTTCTGGGGCTCTGAGCCTTGGGGAGAAAGTTATAGCCCTGTCGTTCCGTTAACAGGTTTGTCTATGTCAACTGCATTAGGTACACTTCCTTATGCACAATCTATTGAAGGTTGGGGTAGAGATGAATACGGTATTGGTGGTTGGGGTACAAACGAAACTGTTGTTGAACTAACTACTTCTTTAAGTATGGATATGTCTCAAGGTCCAGAAGCTTGGGGCGAGTCGGCATGGGGATCTGATGTATTGTGGGGTGGAGAATTAGTTATTATACCTGAAAGTATAATAGGGATAACTGGTTTAGAAGTAACCTCATCTATTGGAACAACAACTCAAGACTTTGACATGAATTTTGATGTCACTGGAGTTTCAAGCGGTGTTGCATTAGGTACATTAGATATTAACGATGGTACTGATCACCAAGTAGGTTTAGGTAGTGTGACTATAGGATCTGCAATTGGTTCTGTTGTAAACGAACAAGCTTATGAATTAAGTAGTCAAAGCATGTCGTTTTCTACACCAGCTAATGTAAATGTTGATGACACTCAAATAATTCCAGTAAGTGGTGTTCAAATGGCATCGCAAGTAGGAAGCATAGATGTTGATAACCTCAGTGTAGGACTAACTGGTATAGCCGCATCATTTGCTGTTGGATCTACAACAGTTGCTGATATTACTGTGGGCTTGACAGGAATTGAATTTAATAGTAATTTAGGAGAAACAGGGTTTGGTGCTTTGGCGTACAAAGATATTGACATAACAGCGACGACATCGTATACAGACATAACGCATGCAGCGTAAATAGGAGTTTTTTTATGGCATCAACATACACACCTCTCGGCGTAGAGCTAATGGCAACCGGTGAAAATGCCGGTACTTGGGGAACAAAAACAAATACAAATTTAAATATCATCGAGCAACTTGCCGGTGGAACTTCTGTAAAAACAGTTAATGGAACTGGTGCAACAACTTTAGCACCATCTGATGGCGCAACTGGAGCATCAATTGCTCACAGAGTTATTGAATTAACTGGATCTATTACAGGTAATATTACAGTTACTGTTCCATTAGATGCTCAACAATTATATGTTATTAAAAATGGAACTTCAGGAGCATACACTGTAGAATTTACATATGTCTCTGGTTCAGGTAGTAGTGTTACTTGGCCTGCTACTGATAAAGGAACAAGATTAATTTATGCAAAAGCAGATGATGGAACTAACCCTAACATTGTAGATGTTGGTTTTTCTCAAATCACTGGAACTGAAACTTTAACAAACAAAACTTTATCATCACCAAAAATCGATACTGGTTTATTTGATACAAACGGAAACGAGTCTATCAAATTTACTGCTACAGGTTCAGCAGTTAATGAATTTACTGTAACTAATGCTGCAACAGGTAATGATCCTTCATTATCTGCAACAGGTGGTGACGCAAATATAGATGTAAATTTAATTGCAAAAGGAACTGGAGTAGTTCAATCAAACGGAAGCGCTGTAAAAGTAGCCGGTAAAGAAACTATCTGGATTCCTTCTTCTGCAATGTATCCAACAACTACAAATGGATGCGCAAATCTAGAACAAACAGAATTAACAGCTGGTCAACCAGAACTTAAATCATTGGACTTCGATCCTTCTTCTGACGAGAATGCACAATTTGCTGTTGCATTTCCAAAGTCTTGGGATCCATCACAACTTCTAATGTATCAAGTTTTTTGGACAGCTAACTCAACAAACACAGGTAACTGTATTTGGAATTTAAAAGGTGTGGCAGCGGCAAATGACGACGCGATTGATGCAGCATTCGGTACTGGAATTGATATTACTGATGCTCACAGTGGAACAGCTAACGATCTAAATGTTACAGCTCAAAGTGCTTCAGTAACTGTTGCTGGTTCTCCAGCAGCTGATGAAGAAGTATTCTTTAACATCTCTAGAGACGCTAATGCTGGTGGCGATACATTCACAGGTGACGCTAAACTACTAGGGATCAAATTATTCTTTGCTACTAATCTGCCTAACGACGCATAATAGGAGGAATTGTGGCTGACTTTGGATACAAAATCTTAGGATTTGGAGGGGGTTCAAGAGTAATTACTCCTTTCGTTTCAGCTACGGGTGGTACAGAAACCACTTGTGGTAATTATAAAATACATGCATTTACTGGTAGCGGTACACTTCAAGTTTTAAACGAAGGTACACCTGCAGGATCTACTTCATTTGAATATTTTGTTGTAGGTGGTGGTGGATTACCAGGAAGTTTTTACACCGGCGGCGGTGGAGGAGGCGGAGGCTTCAGAAATAATATTGGATCTCCTGCCTTTGGAGGTTTAACTGCCGTGTTTGGTGCACAGCCTGTAACAGTCGGTGCAGGAGGTGTAGCTCCAGGAACTGGAAATGGAGGGTCAGCGGGAACTGATTCTTCTTTTAGTTCTATTTCATCTACTCGTGGAGGTACTGCAAATCAATCAGGAGGATCGGGAGGCGGAGGAAACTCTAGACAACCCGGCGGAGCTGGTAATGCAGGAGGGTTCTCTCCACCAGAAGGAAGCACAGGAGGAGCCGGAGGACCGTCAGGATGCTCGCCAGGAGGCGGCGGAGGCGGCGGAAAAGGCGGCGTAGGAAGTGTGGGACAACCAGGATTTAACGGTCCAGGAGGCCCAGGCGGAAACGGAGAAGGTATAGCTACATCTTTTTGGGGACCAACAGCACCATCTTATGGAACACCAGGACCATCAGGTTCTAACAGATATTTTTCCGGAGGCGGCGGAGGCGGAGCTTATAGTCCGGGCACAAACAGATCCGGATCTGGAGGATACGGCGGAGGAGGAACAACTAATTCACCTTCACCAGCAAACTCTGGAGGCGGAGGAGGAGCAGGAACTTTCCATGCTTACCCACCAAACTATCACCCATCAAGCGGAGGAAGCGGACTAGTTGTAATTAAATACAAGTTCCAATAACACTATGGCACACTTTGCAAAATTAGATGAAAACAATAATGTAATAGCAACAGTAGTTGTAGACAACGATAAGCTAATAAAGAACGGTGTTGAAAACGAAGAGGTTGGTATTAACTATTTAAGAAACTGTTTTGGTTGGGAGAATTGGAAACAATACTCTTACAACACAGGCTCTGGAAAATATTGGGTTTACAATAGACAGGGCTTTGATGACAATGGTGTAGAAACCATGGCAGAAAAAATTGAAGGACCAGATCAATCTAAAGCATTTAGAAAAAATGCAGCAGGTATAGGTTCTACATACGACCCTGTAAGAGATGCTTTTATTCCACCTAGACCTACTAATGAAGATGGGTCTGTTGTGTTTAGTTCTTGGGTTTTAAACGAAGAGACTTGCAATTGGGATCCACCAGTTGATTATCCAAATACTACAACAGATGGTATTTTAGATTCTTATGATTGGAATGAATCTACACAATCTTGGGATGGACCTACTGTTCACAGACCTGAATAGATATTGACTTTAAAAGGATTTCTGTTATTTTTTACTTTTTATGAAAGAAGTAAAGCTAACAAAAACATCAATATTCCATCAAGATTTATCTTCATTATCTAAATTAGATAATAAGAAATTAAAAATTGATTGTATTGTTTTTCACGAAACTTACGAAGGTGAGTTCGGTTATGATAAAGATATTGAAATTCCTAACGATCAACAAGTAGATTGGTTATCTGATCACATGAGACATCATTTTGATTTTCATTATAATCGAGCTTTACAACAATGTTTACCCCATACTCTTTTAATAAATGACCCTAACGAAGGAACGGTATTAAGAAGCCACAACCTTTATCTACAAGACATATCTAAAACTCCAGAAATTATAGGTATCTATTTTGTAGAAGCAGATGAAAAAGATGAAATTATATTTCATTATGATGATCATATTCAAAAAGATTTAATGTGGAGAATGCCTATCAAATCTAAAAAATTTGTTTTGTTTCACAGCAGTTTAAAATATTACCTGCCACCTAACCCTTCTAAAAAGAAAAGAATAGCTTTGCTATTTCATTATCAAGTAAGATGATTTTAGAAGATTATTACTGGTACTTTAAGTCTGCAATTCCTGAGAATGTCTGTGACCAAATTATTGCTCATGCTAAAGATAAACCTGTGCATGATGCCTTGGTGGGAAACGAAGGACAGAAAGCAGAATTAGTTCACAGTGCTAAAAAAAGACAGTCTAACATTTCATGGTTAAATGATCCTTGGATTAAGTTTCAAGTAGATCCTTATGTACAAGCTGCTAACGAAGCTTCAGGTTGGAATTTTAAATACGATGCTACTGAACTAATTCAATTTACTAAGTATGGCCCTAAACAATATTATGATTGGCATTGTGATAGTTGGCCTGCTCCATACAATAAACCAAACGAACCATTGCTTAATAAAAAAATTAGAAAGCTTTCTGTTAGTGTTTTGTTGTCTGATCCAAAAGATTTTAAAGGCGGTGAGTTTGAATTTGATTTTAGAAATCATGACCCTAAAGATAAAGAAAATAAACAAGTAGCAAAAGAACTTAACAAAAAAGGTTCTATGATAGTTTTCCCTTCTTTTATTTGGCATAGAGTTAAACCTGTAACGAAAGGAGTGCGATACTCATTGGTGCTTTGGTACCTTGGGCATCCTTGGAAATAATGGAACAACCTTGGTATAAAACAATGGACGGAGGTCCTAGCAACCCAAACTTTAAAGAAGAACTTTATTTTAGTTCACCTGTTTGGTTTGAACAGTGCTTAGATTATTTAGAACTTGTAGATAAAATAAGTGACAGACATATAAAAGCTGAAAAGAAAAGAAGAGCTAAAGAAGTAAAAGAAAATAAAGATCGTAATTTAACTTATCAATCAGGGGGACTAGAAAGAGTTGAAGAGTTAAAAGGTTTTGTAGAATATATAGGTCAACGTGCTTGGGATTTTTTAGATTACCAAGGGTATGATTTAAGCAAGCAGAGCTTAATCTTTACAGATCTTTGGGCTCAAGAGTTTGCTAAAAATGGTGGTGGTTATCAGGACACACATACTCATGG